CTACAACATCAATCGTAGCTTGCGCTTCCGCTCGTCTTCGAGTGCGTATTTGAATAGAACGCCTTCTGCTGCAAGCAATCAAAAAACCATGACATTTAACTTTTGGGTTAAACTTGGATTATTGGCAACAGAAGCTCCATTATTTGAGGCTTGGAATGGTTCTGTTGGCGCACAAGAAGATACAATTCGTTTCCAATCTGATAATACAATTATATTAGCTTCAAATATTTCTGGATCAAGCACAACTTGGCAGTTAATTACTACGCCTGTTTATCGCGACCCAAGCGCATGGTATATGATTACCGTTGCAATTGATACAACTCAGGCAACCTCATCAAATCGTGTTAAATTATATGTAAATGGCGTTCAAATAACTTCATTTTCAACAGCAACATATCCGTCTTTAAATTTTAATACAAATTTTAATAGTACAGTAGCCCATTATATTAGTAAGCGTGGTTCTGGTTATGCTGATTTATATCTTGCCGAAGTAAACTTCATCGACGGTCAAGCCCTCACGCCATCCTCATTCGGTGCCTACGACACGAACGGCGTATGGCAACCAAAGAAATACACTGGCACATACGGCACGAATGGTTTCTATCTGCCGTTCAGCAATACGACCAGCACGACTACTCTTGTGCAAGACTCGTCAGGCAACGGTAACAACTGGACTGCTAACAACATCTCGCTGACTGCTGGCACGACATACGACAGCATGATTGACTCGCCTACGGTGAGTGCGAGTGCAAGTAATTATGCGGTGTTGAATCCATTATATTATGGGCAAACCACATCTCCAAATCCAATGTCCGCATCTAGTGGAAATCTTAATTGGAGTTATAATAGATCAACAAGCGGTAATACTTGGATTATGGGTTCCATATCTATTCCAAGTTCAGGTAAATTTTATTGGGAAGTTAGCACAACTGCATGGACAGGTGGCGGTGTAGCTAGTGGTATAGAAGTTGGTGTTGCTGCTTTTACTCAATCAATGACGGCAACAACTCTTACAAACATTAGAACTTATTTTGGTAATACAGGAACTAAAAATTCTAATAATTCTTATTCTGCGTATGGGGCAACTTTTACAACGAATGATGTAGTTGGTGTTGCTCTTGATATGGATGCTGGAACGCTAACATTTTACAAAAACAATGTAAGTCAAGGAACGGCATTTACAGATTTAGTTAGTTCTGGAATTACGTGGTGTCCAGTTTTGTTTACTGTATCACAGAATACCGGCTCTGGCTGGATCAACTTCGGCCAACGCCCATTCTCCTACACCCCGCCAACTGGCTTCAATGCGCTGAATACATATAACTTACCAACACCAAGCATTGCTAATGGCGCACAGTATATGGCGGCTACGACTTATACTGGTACGGGTGCAAGTCAGACCATCAGCAATGGCGGAAATAACACAATTGGAACAACATTTGCGCCTGATTTTATTTGGTTAAAGTCACGTTCATTAGCTGTTGACCATGCACTTATGAATACAGTTGTTGGCGCAACGTATGGACTTTCTTCTAATAATACTAGTGCAGAATTTAATCAAAGCGCTAACTTTTCGTCATTTAATTCCAACGGATTTACGGTTCAAGGAACATCGTCATCTTATAACCAAAATGCTGCAACTTATGCTGCATGGCAATGGAAAGCTGGCGGCACAGGCGTAACCAACACCTCTGGCACCATCACATCTACCGTGTCGGCTAATACTACGGCTGGGTTTAGTGTGGTGACTTATACTGGCACAGGTGCTAACGCGACTGTCGGTCATGGACTTGGCGTTGCGCCGTCTATGATTATTGGCAAAGTAAGAAGCACGGCAAACGATTGGCCTGTATATCATGCTTCGGTTGGTGCAGGGTCAGTATTGGCTCTTGATCTTACATCTGCTGCTACGGCTGGTTCTACATACTGGAACAATACAGCACCAACGTCTTCTGTGTTTTCAGTTGGGTCGTCCGCAACAACAAACCAAAGCGGTCAAACATTTGTTTATTACTGCTTCGCCGCCGTCTCTGGCTATAGTAGCATGGGTTCGTTCGTTGGAAACGGAAGTTCTGATGGGCCTTTTGTTTTCACCAATTTCCGCCCTCGTTGGATTTTGATTAAACGCACAGACACAACTGGTTCATGGTATATTTTTGATTCTTCAAGAAATGCTTATAATCTAACTGATCTTTCTCTTTATCCTAATCTTTCAGACGCAGAATCTGCCAGCACAACTCATTGCGTGGATTTGTTGTCTAATGGATTTAAAATGAGAGGAACTGGAGCAAACATTAACGCTTCAGGCGGAACCTATGTATGGGCGGCGTTTTGTGAAAATCCGTTTAAATACAGCAGAGGCCGATAATGAGTGCAAAAGCTGAAATGCTGAATAAAACATTTGGAAGATTATTTGTCATTAAAGAAAATGGCAGATTAGGTCAGCATTTAAGTTATTTTTGCCAATGTTCATGTGGCAATCAAGTTACTGTTCGCGGTAATTCTTTGCGTTCTGGTAATACAACAAGTTGCGGATGTGTTCATAAAGCTATGATTGGTAAATTGAATTTTAAACATGGGTTAAAACGCGGCAGAGAATATTCTTCTTGGCAAATGATGATTGATAGATGCACAAATCAAAATTCTAAATCATGGAATAGTTATGGTGGTAGAGGAATAACTGTTTGCGATAGATGGAAAGATTTTAGCAAATTTTATCAAGATATGGGCGAAAGGCCAGAAAATCACACACTTGAAAGAATTGATAATAATCTTGGTTATTCTCCAGAAAATTGTAAATGGGCTACCGTAAAAGAACAAAATAGAAATACCAGAAGAACAAGATTATTGGAAATTAATGGTGTTACAAAATGCGTCACAGATTGGTGTGATTATTTTGGCATCAATAAAAGAACTGTATCTAATAGAATAAATAGAGGTAAATGGCCTGTTGAATTGGCTATTACTACACCAGTAAATCAATACTCACGCGCTCGATAAGGAGTAATCATGTTTCTTCTCAACGGTTCACCACTTCAAGTCGATGTAGCGTTTAGCTACAATGGTGTGAAGTATCCAGCTAACTGGCTCCGCCTAGCATCGGCCGAAGAAAAGGCTGCAGCTGGTATCACCGAGGTCGCTGATCCGGTGCGTTACGACGACCGCTTCTATTGGGACGCTGGCCTACCCAAAGACTTGGATGACCTGAAGACTGAATGGGATCGGCGTGTTAACGAGATTGCTTACTCACTTCTCTCACCTAGCGATTGGATGGTCATTCGCAAGCAAGAGATCGGCACTGAGATTCCGGCTGAGTGGTCAACCTACCGTGCCGCTGTCCGGTCTGCCGCTGCCACTAACAAGGCGGCTCTGACTGCCGCAGCCGATATTGACGCATTTGTAGCAGCAGCTACTTCGATGTCGTGGCCCCGTGATCCTAACGCTCCAGCATTGTAATAGGAGTCAGATATGTCTGATGATCTGAACCAACAAATCGGTAGACTAGAAGCTCATGTTGAGAATCTTCATCGTGACATGTCTGAACTAAAAACAGAACTGAAAAACATTTCTGCCATGATGCACAAATGGAAGGGTGCAGGAGCAATTCTTGCGCTCGTCGGAATCGTGTTTGGGTTCTTCGTTGATACGGCTTTCAAATTCATTGGTAGATAATGGACCCAGTTACGCTTATTGCGACAGCGACAGCCGCTTACAATGGGCTGAAGGGTGCCATTGCTGCCGGTAAAGAAATACAGGAACTGGCGCAGGATCTGGGATCTTTGTGGAGCGCTGTAGGTCAACTGACGCACTTGGCTGCATCGCCCCCTAAGAAGCGCTTGTTCTCAAATGCTGCCGATATAGAGAAAGAGGCGATGGAGCGCTATGCCGCGAAATCCAAAGCCTTTCACATGCAAGCTGAGATCAAGAATCTATTCATCTCCGTCTATGGCTTACCCGCTTACGAAGCCGTGCAACGCGAAGTGATTGAGATCCGCAAAGAGGTAGACCGTCAACACCGCGAAGAAGAACGCCTTGCCGCAGCGCGCGCAGAGGAACTGAAAGACGCGGCAGGGGTATTCTTGATCGTTATGGGTCTAGTTGTAGCTATGGGTATCACAGGCTTTCTGTTGCTCTTAAAACTATAGGGGACACTCATGGATTTACTCAAAACTTTTGGCCCATTGGTCAGCTCAGTCGCGCCAACGATTGCCACGGCTCTTGGCGGTCCAGTTGCCGGTCTTGCCGTGAAGACATTGTCTAACGCGCTATTCGGACATCCTGATGCGAATGACGATGAGATCAAGCTCGCACTGTCAAACCCTACAGCGGAGCAATTAGCGGCGCTGAAGAAGGTTGACGCTGACTTCAAGGTGCAGATGAAGTCTCTCGACATCGACTTGGAGCGCATCGCTGCCTCTGACAGAGATAGCGCCAGAAACTACGCGATCATGACACATGATCTGACACCGCGTGTCTTGGCGGTTATCG